TTAATGGACCAGATCTTACCGGTAAATATTAAATACTTAACCCGCTTATCTGCTTTTAACCTTTCGTAGATATCAAAGCAGTCAATACCATTTACTGGATCGTGAGTTAGATCTACAGCATAACCTGTATTGTGGTCTGAGTTAGGACTCTGACTTAGGTGAGCAGCAGATGGTAGTAGACCATCGCTTGCTTTCTTCCTCTTGGGTCTTAATGCAGTGGCTTGTCTCAGTACAGCAATCGCAGCAGGTGTGGCTTTCCTTGCAACAGTTGTCATCGCTCAATTTTCTCTATTCCTTTTTCTATTAGTAATAAATGTAGTGCGTTAATCTTATCTGGTCTAAATCCTGACCAATGGAAGTTGTTATATACAACTATAGGTGCTTGTTTATATCCTAAATCTTCTGCAACTTTTTTAGCATCCTCATCTTCACTCATATCTACTGATGAGTACTGCACTTTATACCTATCTAAAACTTTCTTGGTCATATCGCATTGGATACAATCTGGTAATGTGTAAACTATTACTGCCATTATTTCCCCCTATTGTTTTCGGATAAGTATACTTATTATTTCCTCCACTTGTCGTTCAAGGCGGTCAACGGAGTCTCGTAAACTTGAGCCTCCATTCGGGCGAAGCTCTGATAGATAGTATTTAACTAGGTGTCTAACGCTTATTGCCAGTGCTCCAATAAGGGTCGTTGTTGCTACTGCTAGTCCTGCCCATTCATTAGGTGTCATATCATCATATCAATCTAATAGTAGCCATTAACATTCCACCATATCCGGAGAATCTTCTATCGCTTGGGGTTTTGTTTATAAAGTCAAGCTCTTCAATCAATCCAATATAAGATTCATTAGTTCTAAAATCTTCTACTCTAATGGTATCTCCTATATTCTCTACCGCTTCTAGCTGAGTCAATCGATCATAGGCTGAACCTTCATAGCCCACCTCAACACCCAAGTTATCGCTCTCGTGGTCATAACAGAATAGAGGATATTGGATTATTCTTTGGCGAGGTACAGCAGGTAAAGACTTTAGTTGGTATCCAGTAAATAGTGGACCCTTAGTTGAATCAGTTGATGATCTAGAGATAGTAAATTTAAAAGCAAGATACTCTTGCGCCTGAGCAGGATAAGGTATACCTATCTCACTTGTTGTAGCACCTTGAGCAAAGCCACCTATGTTGTACTCAGTATCTTCATAATCAATAGACTTGATGCTGATAGCGCCATCTGTAGTGTCTACTCTAGGATTAAGTAACTTAAATAATTTATTCTCTAAAGTGTTGTAACGAATAAAACCTGTTTGTAAATAACCAGACTCAACCTTAACTGCAGATGATTCAATCCAAACACCATCTCCTGGGACAGCAAAGGCTATCCGATCTGTTGAACCAAGGAAGGCAGTTGAATCAGCAGTAACAGTCTCACCAGCAGCACACACATCCCAAGCATAAGCAAAGACTAGGCTATTAGGAATTACTGGTTGGGATAAATCAATACGAACTAAACCTGACTCAGTATCCTGCTTAGTAGATACATAAGCAAACTTATCTTTAAAGGTTACGTCTTTACATTCAGCTTCAAATAGTAATGGACCATAAGAGATATCTCCCTCATTGCCTAGAACTCCTACTCGCACACCTTTGTTGGTGCATAGTACCGCGTAGGTACCAAGGTAGGTATCAAAGGTATTGATGATCTCACCCTCTGGTAGATCAATAACTACTGAAGGAACACTAAGTTCTGGGAAACCAAGAGAGTTAGCATTAGCAAGATCTAAAGTAATCTTATAGATAGATGAGTTCTTACGACTATATCCGCCTACATAGATAGCCTGTGGTCCTTCTGAAATGGTAGTCCAAGTCCAGTCACTTTGTGGATGGGTATAGTGGTCTGAAGGTAGAGCTCCACCGCCAGTATGAGTAGCACTTAATTCATAAAGTTTATTATTGATAGTAGCAATAAGGCGTTGTTTGATGTATTTAATTCTGGCACTTGTAGTGCTACTTGCGTTATAGGTTTCAACATCGCTGGTAGTTCCACCGATATTTCCTCGGTGAACGTGAGTAGTATTGATAAACCAGTATCTAATACCATCAGTAGTTAAATCAAAGATAGTAGATGGAGTACCTGCTTGGGTATAAGTAGATGCAGTAGGAGTATCATTGCTCATTGTAATCTTCTTTAATGCACTACCATCTGTTGTAACTAGGCAGTCATTAGTGCCATCATTGGCACCCACAATTACGGTACTACTAGCAGTAGTTAAAATTCTTACAGTGCTATTAAGTAGGGTAGCCTGTCCCTTAGTAAATACATCTACGCCTTTAGATTCTGCAAACTGGAAACGAAGTGACTCATCCTGAGCTGGTTCAAAGTATTTAATACCTGCGCCAAGGTGGAAGGTTGATTGAGATCTAAACCACCAACCAGTAAGTGATTGCTCACCAGCTTCTCTGGTCTGGTCATACTGCTCTTTACGATACCTTGCAGTTACTCTGCGATAAGGTGACTCATCAGAGGCTGCAATGAAGAACGGCAAACCGGCAATAGCCATATCATAATTAACACCGGTAGCTGAATAGTTTGTAGCACCTGCAGGATTGGATAGTACGTAGGGGATACCTTCGGTAATATCATCGCCGTATGCCATTGATCTCCTTAAATAGAAAACCCCGCCGAAGCGGGGTCATTAATAATTGTTATTGCTTAAAGAGCAGGTGCTTCAACCCAAGAAGTTGTTGCTTCATCCCAGTTATAGAATTTGTCATCAACTGGCTTTGGTGTTGGTGCTTCCCACAGATAGGTATCTGAGTTTAAAGACCAAGAAGGATATGGTTGTGGGGCTGCAAACCCAATGCCATCCCAAGTATAACCAATACCTGCATAGTTCTTATGTAGTGCTTCTCCACCTTGACGAGAGTTAACTCCACCGTATGTGTTGTATGAAGTCTGAACCCAAGTACCACCTAAGTTAGTCTCACACCATTCTTTATTATCGGCAACGATAACCTGAGTCACCACACCGTCTTCTACTTTTGCATAATGAGCCATTATTTATCCTTGTCTTCTCCGTAGAGAACTGTTGAGTTTACTAACTTAACATCTCGCTTTGTAACTATTCCACCCTTTTCATCTAGCTGTGCTTTAGCGGATACTTCGTCATCGCCTATGATATGAACTAACATAACTACTTCATAACTGAAGCATTGGGTTTTCTTTGTATCTTTAATCTTTGTTACATTGTCTTTTGACATATTACCCTCTCGTTAGATTGCATATCTTACTATAACGATACCTGAACCACCTGCGCCACCTGCTCTAGCGGCTTGTCCTGCTGATGTTACAGATTGCGCACCGCCACCACCATTACCAGTATTAGTTGTTCCTGCACCACCTGTGCCATCACTATCACTTGATGATGCTTTGCCACCAGCCGCATAAGTAACTGAAGAACCAGTAATTGAAGATGCTGTACCTACACCACCTGCATAACCATTTGCAGTAATTGAACCACCAGTAGGTGAAGGTGCACTTGTTCCCGCACCACCTGAACCACCACCACCACCGCCATAACCTGATGAATTTCCATTACCACCTGCATTGCCTTGACCGCTTGTACCAGCCGCTCCAGTTATATTTGGAGTAGTACCACCAGCACCACCACCAGAGCCACCAGTTGCAGGTGCTGTATTACCACTTCCACCTGAACCACCTCTGCCGCCGCCAGTAGATGTAATTGTAGAAAAAACAGAATTAGAGCCAGAACTGCCGACATTATTTCCTGCCGCACCTGCCGCACCACCAGCACCAACTGTAACAGTAAGTCCAGTACCAGCAGTTGTAGAAAATCCTGTTGCTGTTCTATAACCACCAGCACCGCCACCACCAGCGGCATATCCAGTTGATTGTGCTGAACCACCAGCACCACCACCAGCCGCTACTAAGTATTCAACAGATAGGTTTTCAGTAGGAGTAAATGTTCCTGAAGATGTAAAGGTGTGAATTGCAAAACCACCACTGAATGTAATTGTTCCACCGATTGCTTTTGCTTGTTTAGTAAGTGTCGCAAAAGTTCCTGATGAAGTAAAAGTATGAATCGTGTGAGGACTTACATAAGTTATTGTTCCACCAGTTGCTGCTTGTCCGCCAGAGTAGCGAGCAATTACAATTCCGCTACCGCCATTACCACCACTTGTAGTATTATTTGCCCAACTTCCACCACCACCGCCGCCAGTATTGGCAGATCCGGCTACACCATTTGTTAACGCAACACCACCGTTGCCGCCACCCCCATCACCGCCAGGCTTAGCACCTGAATATCTTTCAGAACCACCACCGCCACCGCCGTAAGTAACTGATGAACCTGTAATGGATGTAGCTATACCATCTCCGCCGTGACCATTACCATCTGCGCTACCAACTTCACCAGCACCACCACCGCCACCGCCGTTAGCTTCTAAATTTCCTGCTGCTCCATCAAATCCTTGTACTGGACTAGCAGTTCTTGCACCACCAGCGCCAACAACAAATCCACCACCACCGCCACCTGAACCACCTGTTAATCCAGCAGTTGCATTTTGACCACCACCGCCACCGCCAGTTGAAGTTATCGTGCTAAATACTGAGTTTGCGCCTGATGTTCCATTACTGTTAGGTGCAGCGCCAGCGCCACCAGCGCCAACGGTTACTGTATGAGAAGTATTGAATTTTAAAGATAATGCAGACTCTAAAGACCCTCCGCCGCCTGTTGCGGTAACAGTAGAACGTAAACCGCCAGCACCTCCACCACCGCCAGCGTTTGACGCACCACCGCCGCCTCCAGCGACAACAAGGTAATCAACAGATATATCTAAATTTCCTGAAATTGCTGAGGCGTAAATTCCAATAATAGGCATTAGGCTATATCTCCAATCACATACCAAGAATCGGTATCTCTTTTAATGCAAGTAACAGCAGAGTATTGCGCTCTACATTTTGGAGCAGCAGCAGTAGCACCAGTAGATACTACTGTTGTAGTACCAGATGTAGCTGCTTGAATTGTTACCTGTCCTGCACCTATTTGAATTAGGTTAATTTGAGTTCCTATTGGAAATGCAGTTGTTGCATTAGTAGGTATTGAATAAGTTTGTGCAGAAGCATTAGAAGCTGTAACTAATTTATTATCAGCATCTGCTAATACGAATGTGTATGTAGCACCAGTCTGAGCATTAAATGTTAATGCAGCACTTGCTGATACGGTACCACCTGTTATACCTACAGCCACTAGTTTGCCTCGCTTCCGAACGCACTAAAGGATGAAGTTCCAGTAGTTGAATAGATAGTAATAACATCTGTATTGGCTAAGGTTATTCCACCAGTAAAGGTAAAGATTGCACCAGGTGGAACTTGAACTCCATAAACTAAGTAATGTAGATTGGCAAGAGTTGCCCCTGCTGGCCTTACTGCGATACGAATAGTATCTGCTGCTCCGCCTGTATTTGATACATTAAGAGTAGATACAATTACAGCATTACCTGCTGTATATAGTGTAGTTGCAGAAGCAGCACTTGGTGCTGACTGCGCTAGTACTTTATAGGTTGCCATTAAACTAGATCCCCAATCACTGTGAAGGTATTACTTGCTGTACAAATGATTGTGCAAGCTGAGAACTGTGCTCGTAAGATAGGTGCAGCAGAGGTAGCACCGGTAGATGTAATGGTTACACCAGCACCTGCTACAAAACTAGTTAAACCAGCACCTATTGATTGAACGTTTACCATCTCACCTGCTGCAAATACTGAAGGGGGGACAGTTATAACCACCGCACTAGCATTTGATGAGGTAACTAATTTACCTGAATCAGCAGCGACTAAAGTATAGGTAGTTCCTGTTTGAGCATTAAGTGCAATATTTATTTTTGCACTGTTAATAACAGGACTAGTTAAAGTCTTATTAGTAAGCGTATCAGTAGTTGCTCTACCTACTAAGGTATCATTAGATACAGCAGGAAGTGTTAAGGTATTAGTACCAGCAATTGCTGTTGCTTGAACTGTAGTTATACCAGATGTACCACCAGAGAATCCTAAATTAGGTACTGGTGAAATACCAGTTGCAAAAGCTGTTAAGTCATCTGAGGTTAGAACGTGCTTTACTGTTGCACCTGTTGAGTGTGCTACATTGCTAGTACCTGCTCTATTTCTAACTATTGTAAAAGTATCTCCTGATGGACCTGCTGTAATAAAAACTATCTCTTCATTAATAGTATCTGGATCTATTGCCACAGTGAACTGACTATTTGCTACTATGGTAACCCCACCAAGTAAGGTGGTTGCAGTACCAGTTGCTACTGTCATTGATGTAGTCGTACTATTGATGGTAGATGCTAGTGTTGTTTGAACACTGATGGAACTAAATAAACGAGTTGCCATTAACCTTCCTTAACGTAAGTAGTGTATGCGAATTGGATACTTGTCTTTCAACTTCAACGCCTCTTCGTTTAATCTCTGTTGGTACAGAGCGAAGATGTAACGAGAAGCCGAAACACCAGCAGTGGATGGAGTCTTGCTATCGGCATTATCAGCCTCAGCAGATGTAAGATTAATACGACCTGAATCTAGGAATGATAGTAATTTATAGGAAGCACCAAGAGTTACTACATCCTGAGATGATTGTGGCAAACCAGTAACATCAGCAAAGTCATCTGAATTACTATCTAATGTATTAGCTGTTGTTGTGTAGTAAACTTGAACTGTTCTACCAGGTTGAACATTGTCATAAATATTTAAAGTAGCATTAGTATTAAAGGTTGCACTGTTAGCAAAGTTATCTAAGCGCCATCTTCTTAGTGGTAACCATTCTTGGCTTGATCCAGTAGTCTGCCAAGATACATACAGGACATCCTCAACATCATCTGGCAGGGCATAGGTTGTTACTGATGCGTTAAAGGTAAAAGTATATGAAGAGACAGCCCAGAGATTAGGATACAAAGAATTGATGGTATCGTTGATAGCCTTCTTAATTGCAGTTCTTGGAAAGGTAGGAGCCAAGGTAACCTGAGCATATTGTGAGTGTGGTGCTGGTACTGTTCCTTGATAACCTCTACCAAATCCTGGTATTACGTTAAGTGTATTAGTTGCCTTATCAAAGGAATCAATAAAGATAAGTTCATCATCAACTTCAATAATACCTTTAGCAAGGTTTGAGGCAGAGCCGAGAGTAATAGATGAACTAGTAGTAGTTAAACCAGCACTATTATCTACATAACTGATACGATCTTGGCGCAAGGTATAGCCTTGCAGGTTGGATTTGATTTCATCAACCATTTCACCCAGTGTGCTCATTTGCCTTCTCTCTGTAGTATTTCAAATTATTCTTTAATCTTTCATCATCGGGGCTAAAGGCTAATGCTTTCTCACCGTGTTCTATTGCAGTTTTAAACTCACCTAATTGCCAAGCTGCTATCGCAACTAGATCATCTGCCATATGTCCCCAAGCCCAACCTTCAGACATAAAATCTGTTTGCTTCTCAGTTATACCTAGCGCTCTTGTTGCAGTTCTAAAACATTCAGGCCATTGCATCTGTTGGTAGTAATGATTAGCCAGTGCTAATACTGATTCTCTACTAATACACTCTGCTATTGATTGCTCTAAATGTTTCTCAGCATTATCAGGATCACACTTTGCCATCATCCGCAGCGCATAAGATCTCTCTGCTTTGAATGTGGATTCCTCTAAATATCTTTTTAAAGTTTGTAATGAGTCGTAGTATCTTTGTTTGTAGTAATACTCTCTACCAAGATAGTAAAGACTACGAGAACATTTTGGATCTTCATCTACTGCCATCTCAAGCATATCTAGATATTGCTCTCTAGATTTTTCTTTATCTTGGAAGTGATGTATTGTTAAATCTATCTTTGCTCTAACCTCAGGAATTTTATAAGGAACTACTGCCTCGTGGATAGGATACTTCCATCTATATCCTCTACGGGCGTGGATCTTAATACCATCAAAGTTTAGATCTGGTTTACCATTTTCATCCCAACCATAAACATAATTATATATTGGTCTAGTAACACCAGCCTCTAGAGCTTTAGGAAAATCTTTCTTCCAACCTTTTACTATAACCTCATCCATATCTAGTGCTATGCAGTAATCAATATACGCTGGTATTGCAGCAAGGGATGCGTTACGAGCATCATCAAATCTCCAAGGATCTACTTTAATTTTTATGACATTAATACCTAAAGACTCAGCAAGTTCTACTGTCTTATCTGTTGAACCAGTATCTGCTATTAATAAATAGTCTGCATCTTTAGCTGATTCGTACCAGCGTTTGATATGTTTTTCTTCATTCAATGCAATCGTATATACAGCAATTCTCATATTGTGAGATTCTACTACATTCCACCCAGGAATAAGGCTATTGGAAGGGCATCTGCACCAGGGCCTGTCGCACCAGTTGCTCCAGTCGGTCCTGTAGGACCTGTATCACCAGTCGCACCAGTAGCGCCTGTTGGTCCCGTAGGTCCTGTTGCCCCTGTAGGACCGGTGGGTCCCGTGGCACCTGTGGCTCCTGTTGCCCCTGTATCTCCTGTCGCACCTGTTGCTCCAGTAGCGCCTGTTGGCCCAGTTACACCGGTTGCACCCGTTGCTCCGGTTGCTCCGGTTGCTCCGGTTGGTCCGGTATCTCCAGTTAAACCTGTGGCACCAGTATCTCCTGTTGCACCTGTAGGTCCAGTAGGACCAGTAGATCCTGTTGGACCAGTTGGACCTGTTGGTCCAGGAACTGTTGAATCAGCACCGGTTGGACCAGTCGGTCCTGTTGGTCCTGTACTTCCAGTAGGACCAGTAGGTCCTGTATCTCCTGTTAACCCAGTAGCTCCCGTAGCACCCGTAGCCCCAGTGGGACCTGTCGGTCCTGTATCACCAGTTGCCCCCGTTGCTCCCGTTGCACCAGTAGGGCCTGTAGCGCCTGTAGCGCCTGTGTCCCCTGTCGGGCCTGTATCTCCTGTGGGTCCAGTGCTTCCTGTGGCTCCTGTGGCCCCTGTAGGCCCTGTAGGGCCTGTATTACCAGTGGCTCCTGTGTCACCTGTTGGACCTGTTGCTCCGGTATTGCCCGTAGGACCTGTGTTACCGGTTGCACCGGTTGCACCGGTTGGACCCGTAGGCCCAGTATCGCCCGTTGCGCCAGTAGGACCTTGGGAACCTGTTGGCCCCGTAGCACCCGTTGGGCCAGTACTACCCGTATCCCCAGTAGGGCCAGTAGTACCAGTAGGACCGGTAGCACCAGTATCACCAGTAGAACCCGTAGCACCTGTTGGACCTGTTGCACCTGTTACTCCTGTCGCTCCCGTTGGGCCTGTGGCACCTGTGGCACCAGTTGATCCTGTAGGACCAGTGGCTCCTGTTGGACCGGTAGGTCCGGTGGCACCAGGGATACCTTGTGGTCCCTGGTCATTTGAAACTGCGATGCCAACTTGTGGCGTAATATTTTCTACAACAATTACGGTCTCTGACATCAGGTGGTTACAGCTCCCGTCACAATAAATTTACCTTCTAAAATTCTAGTTACTTCTGATCCTGAATCTAATACTAGATCGTATACATAGCGAGATGCACCAATAGCACCAGTAGTAGCGGCATCAATTAATACAGTTACTCTGCCTGATATACCACCCAAAGTTATTCTGCCATTAGCAGTACTTGCTACAACAGTTGTAGTGGTAGCACCAACAAATGGGCGCACTGTCATAGTTGCACTGTAATTAGTTAGATTCCAAGGTGTGGAATCATTCTTAATTACAAAGTCAAAGTTGAATGTGGTTGCTTGGTCACAGACCAAGTTATATTTAGAACTCAAGTTGAGATCGCTCTCAACGCTTGCGCTGCAGGTAATCCAGTAGTAGATGCTAAAGAATTACAGACACCGTTAAAGTCAAGGAATTTATTAGAATCAGTACGACTATCAATAGCGTTTAATACACCTACAGTATCTGTAAGGTTAGTAGTTACTGATCTTTGCACAGCCCATTGGCGAGCAGCTAGTGCTTCACCAACCATTGCTGAAGATGCTCGGTAGGTGCCACCATTTGCTAGGCGATTTAATTCTGCTAATAATGTTGTGCCTGATACTCCTGTTGCCACCTGCTACCTCACTTCTTTTTAGATTTTTTAGCTACTGCTGCGTTGTCTACTAGATTTGGATAAGGCCGACCAGCAGCCTTTGCTCTTGCCTTAGCAGCACTCTTTTGTGCTGGTGTTAATTTCTTAGAAGTTTTCTTAGGGTTCTTCTTATCCCAAAATGCTACTTTCTTTTTCATCTACAACTACAATCCCAAGCCCGTAAGGACTTGTTTATTCTAGAGTTAGGATCTCTTGCTGTCTTAGCAGAGGTTAATTTAGATTTCATTCCACACATACGGCCACAGAAAGACTTACGTCTTCCAGCAGATTTGGGTGATCTCTTAGCCTCAGCCTTTTTTACTGGAGGTTTAAGATTCATACCTTGTGCTTTAGCAGATGCTCTGCCAGCAGCGTTTAATCCACCTTTAGGATTCTTACCTGCTTTTCTTTGCCACGCCGGACTCTTTGCCATACTCTCCATACTTTCCTAGTACTGATCTAATAGATCCATTCTTAGACATACGGACTACACATCCATCTTTAATTTGAACTGGATTAAATCCATCGTGACGTTTGTAGCTACCAGAGGATGCCATTATTTCTTTTTCCTCTTAGACATTCCTGCTTCTGATAAAGCAATTGCAATCGCTTGTTTCTTTGACTTAACCTTCTTAGCAGATTTACCAATATTAAGTTCGCCCTTTTTAAATTCTCTCATAACCTTAGCGACCTTCTTGGTACCTTTTGCTTTTTTCATTAAGCCATTTTTCCTGGTGCGCCAGTTTGAATTGACTCATAGGTGCAATACTTCATAGCACCTTCGTACTGTAATTCAGGTGTTGGATACTTCTGTAAGTCTTCTGACTCCATATAATCTTTCATCATTTTTTCCTCATTCTGTTTTAATTATTATCTTACTTTTTTACCGCGACTATTTCCTGGTATCTTTGTTACGTCATTGCCAGATCTCTTTAACGCATCCTCGTATGACATAGGCTTCTTCTTAGAAACAACTTTCTTTTTATTCATAGGCATATTACTTCTTCTTACCCATCTTCTTCATAACCATTTTCTTACCAGCTTTTTTAGCCATTGCTTTCTTAGCCATAGCCTTGCCCTTCATTGTGTAAGGGAATTTCTTTCCGTCTACGTTTGGCATAGTTACTCCTTATAAGTTAGTGAAATACCGTCAAATGCTTTGCCGGCTTCGTTGGATAGTTTTACTGCTGCATCTATATCTTTTTTCCTTGTTGAGCGCGGCTCTATACCTTGACGAGTCGCATCCCAATAAGACTGTATTTCCTTCTCATCCTTCTTAACTTTGTCTTGATCCCAACCAGTCTTGGTTGGATTAACTCCTACAAACATTGGTGTATTAGATCTTAAACATTCGCCATAACTGGCGTGATCTTTGGTCTTACAAGATGAAGTACAATTACTCATACTGGAGTCACATAACTGCCATAGCCAGCGTTAATTAAAATGTTAGCCTCATAGTCACTAATAGTGTACTCGTGTCCACCTAGATAATAGTAACTTGCTGCTGCCAAATCATCTTGGCTTGGTGTCTGTGTTGCAGTAACAGTAGTTCCATTCACTAGTAAAGATACACCTCTTGGAATATCTGTAAGGCTTACTGGAATATTACCATCAACACTTCCACCATTAAATTGTTTTCCTGCTAAACGGGCATACGGAGAAAATCTATTGGTGTCATCAATACCGTAGGTTTGATTAAGCCAAGGTGTAATCAGTGTGTATGCCATAATCTTCTTTCTCTAGTGATAAGAGGCGGTTTGACCCGCCCCTTACCTAACGAACAATTAACCGTTTGTT